TATAGATAAAACATAATAGGGATGACTAAATTATATATATTAAATCAGTATTACATTGATTTAATTAAAAAATTAAAAACTATAACAAAAAAACACAAAGATAAAAGCGAAACAGCAAAAAGAGTTTTTAATGTTATTAAAAATAATTATTTAACTCTTGATAAAAATAGCGATGAATATATTACTTTTATTAAAAAACACTTAACAGAAGAATTATATATTTCCTATAAAAAACTTATTTTTAATACAGAAAAAAAAAACGAAGAAAATACCGAAGAAAATACTAAAGTAAATGATGATATATCTTCTTGGTTAACATTAAATCAAGATGTTCAAATTTTAGATAATATCTCTATCAAAGATATTCTTAAAATATTTAGAAATGAATATTTATGTCATCATTATTTAAGTGTATTTTTCATTTATACACAAGAAATAACAGATGAAGAATCTGAAAAAATTTTAGCAATTTTACAAAAAGACAATTTTACTGATGATGATATTAATGAATTAGTTGACGAAAATGATTTTTATAAAAAAATACTCCTAAATTTAATTGAAATTAAAAATATTAAAATAAAGAAAAATGTTGATATGAAAATGGGAGGTATGGAAAATACAACACTAGGTAAACTTGCAAAGGAAATATTAGAAGATGTTGATGTTAATAAATTACAAAAATCAATGGATCAAAATGGAGATGTACTAAAAAGTTTAGGAGATCCCGATAGTGGTTTTGGTGATATCATATCAAATGTTAGTCAAAAAATGGCGGCTAAATTATCAAGTGGTGAATTAAATCAAGAAAATTTAATGCAAGATGCAATGAAATTTGCATCAATGATGCCTGGAATGTTTGGAAATCAAAATAATATGGGTAAAAATAATAATATGGGTAATAATAATATGGCAAATATGGGTAATATGATGAGTATGTTTAGTGAAATGATGGCGAATAATAATGGAGATGGAGATATGCCTGATTTAAATGCAATAAAAAGTATGGCAAAAAATAAAGGCGGTGGTAGATCTGCTGTGAATGAAGGTGCTTATAAAAAATTAGCAGCACAAAAAAAATTACGCAAAAAATTAGCTGAAAAAAATAAAAATTAATTAATGTTCATATTATAGAGAAAAATAAAAATTAAATAATATGTTTTGGACATCAGATATTAATAATTTATTTAAACCAATATTAATTCCTAAAGATTATATGAGTGATGAGGAAAAATTAAATACAATTGTTAGATTTATAATATTTATTAGTATATTATTCGCCCTAATATCATTAAATAAAAAATTTTTAGTAAAATCAATATTATTTATAATTATTATATTAATAATATCATATTTAATTTATAATAATATTGATAAAATAAATAAAATTAAAGAACAATTCTTAAATTCAAATAAATTAACTTTAATTAATAATGAATTGTGTAATTTACCAACAAATGAAAATCCTTTTATGAATAATAACATATATGATATTAATACTATTAAAAATAATTATAATGCTTGTCAATACAGTAATAAAAATATTAAAAATAAAATAAATAAAATAACAAATAATACTATATCATATGACGATAATGATATATATGGTATTAATCCATTACATTTAGTTTTTTATACTGTACCAAATAGTAAATCGAATAATGATCAAAAATTATTTGCTGAATGGTTATATAAGGATTTTCATACTTGTAAAGAGAATGGTGGTAATGAATGTTTTAATAATATACATTCGGATATAAGAATAAAATAATTATATAAATATAAAAAATTTATATTAAGTAGACAAATGACAAAATTTTCACAATCTATAACTTTTTCTAAAGATAATTTTAATTCTATTGACACTATTAACAAAATAAATTATAATCATAGTGTTTTAGCAGGAGACAAATTATGGTCTACAACTTATAAAAATATAATTGATGACAAATCTATAAATGAAACTTTTAACAAATTACATAAGGATGGTAATAATGTTTATGAAAAAATTGGTAATTGTCAAAATAAAAATTCTTGGTTAGTTAAGGAATTTTTAAATACTGTTCTTGAAAAAGAATATAATACACCATATGATAATAATAATTTTACAAATACTATTATTGATGCTATTAATAATATACATGAAGGTTCCGTTGAAAATAAATTAATAAAATAAAAAAATGATTTTAAATTATAATTATTTTATTATTAATAATGTCTACTGGTAATATTCCTACTTCATTTTTATGTCCTATTACCCATAACATTATGACAAATCCATATATTGATAATGAAGGTAATTCATATGAATATGATGCAATTTGTAAATGGTTAGAAAGAAATACCACTTCTCCTATTACAAGAAATATATTACTAAAATCACATCTAAAACCAAATAGAGCTTTACTTGATATTATTAATTCATCAAATTTAGTTATCCAATCCAATACACAAGATATTAGTATTCAAAATAATTTTGAACCTGAAGATATTACTATTAATTTAAATTTATCTAAATATTGTAATAATATTGATACTTATTTTAAATTAGATATTATCCCTCTACAAGGAAATAATACAGCACCACTTGACATCGTAACTGTAATTGATATATCTGGTTCTATGTCAAGTCCTGCATATATTATGCAAAATGGAGTAAATACAGATGTTGGATTTACAATTTTAGATATTACTAAACATTCTTTAAAAATGATTTTAGAATCTTTAACAGCAGTTGATAGAATTTCTATTATTACATTCTCAAATGATGCAAAAGTTTTATGTAATCTTACTAATGTTACATCGTCTAATAGAACATATTTAAAAAACATTATTAATGATTTAAAAGTTGAAGGCGCGACAAATATTTGGGCAGGTATTAATGAAGGTTTAAAACAATTTGAAACATTTAACGATACCCTTAATAATAGAATCTCGGCAGTTATGTTTTTAACCGATGGAATTCCTAGTTCTCATTTATTACCACCAAGAGGTATTATTAATACTCTAGAAAGAAAAATTGCTATGTATAAAGATAAAAATATAGCAATACCTAATATCTATACATATGGGTTTGGTTATTCTCTTGATACAGAATTGCTAGTAAATATTGCTAAAATTGGAAATGGCAATTTCTCATTTATTCCCGATTCAGGTTTTGTAGGAACTGTATTAATTAATTCTCTTGCTTATATTAAAACAACTATTGATAATGATGTTTATATAAATTTTGAAAATACTTGTAATAATTTTATTCAAAATGCCGAATCTAATAGTTTTAATTTAAATAATAATAAAGAATTTTCTATCAAATCTATTCATTATGGTCATGATTTGTCATATATTTTTAAAATTAATAATAACAAATTAAATTTATGTAATAATATTTTATCTTTTCGAATTATTTATAAAACACTATATAATACTAAAAGAGAGTTAATTACTGGATTTAATTATACTGATTGTGGTTTAATTTCTAAAAATGATTTTGATTATATTATTTCTAGAGATGATTTAATTAAATCTTTAAATACAGATGATTATAATTTATTAGTTGAAAACATTGATAATTATAAAAAAAAATATATTAATATGGATAATAATATCATTAAGGATTTTAAAGAACAAATTATTCAAGCTATTGAAAATACTAATTATAATAGATGGGGTAAAAATTACATCAATTCATTTAGAGAAACTCATAAAGATAAAAGATGTAATAATTTTAAAGACGCGAGTATTCAATCATATGGTGGTGAATTATTTAATAAAATTATTGATAATTTAAATGATATTTATGATAATTTACCTGCACCATTGCCATCAAATAATCTAAATAATAATATTGATAATAATACAACAAGAAGTACTGCAATTAACTTTTCACAATCATTTAATTCACAAAATAATGGTTGTTTTCATGGTAATACAAATGTCATAATGGCAGACTATAATATTAAGAAAATTAAAGATATCAAAAAAGGGGATGAATTACTTGATAAAGATAATAAAGTAAGTACCGTTGTATGTCTTATTAAAATGAAATGTACAAATAATAAGTGTTTCTTTAGCGAAATTAAAGGTATTAAAGAAAATTTCTTTATTACACCATATCATCCGGTAATTGATATTAATTATCCTTCAATTATTCGTAATAAAAATTATAATTGGATATTTCCTTATACAATTTCCATAAATTCAACTCTTATAAATTGTGATTATATCTATAATCTTGTATTAAATACAAATCATAATATTATTGCTGAAAATACTGTTTGTGTTACACTTGGACATAATTTTAATTCAAATTTTGTAATTTCACATGATTATTTCGGTACAAATAAGGTTATTGATGATTTATCTAGAATAAATGGATATGAAAATGGTTTAGTATATTTAGAAGGCAATTATGTAGAAAGGAGTAGTAATATGGGGCATATTATTAAGTATAAACAATAATTAATTATTTACTATTTTTAATTTTTAATTTTTTTTTTGATTATTCTTTAATAGATAAAGATAATAATTATGAGTGTAAAAGAAGCTTATAAATATAATATGGACACAAATATAGCTTCTGATACTTGTTGGAAAAACTCTAGAGAAAATAATAACCAAGAAATATACGATTATTCTATTTATAATGAATATGCTGTTTTTAATTCAAAAGATGATAAAACTATCTGTTCTTTACCAAAATTAGCATTAGAACATCCAAATTTAAGAGGAAGATGTGGTTATGGTTTAGTTGATAATAATTTAGTTGATAATTATTCCGCTTTAAGAAATGATCCAAAATCATTAACACACGATAAATGTGGAATACAATTATATGAAAGAGTATTTCAAGCACCTCCTTTATTAAAAGGTGCTGAAGGAGATTTAGAAAAAGAATTAGACTTATTAAGCGGTAATGATACAAATCAAAACAAATGTAAAAAAAATATAATGGAACACGAATTGAGAATTGGATATCCACTAATAGATTGTTTAAAAGATTTACAAAATCCCGATAATATAGTTCCGTCATGGGAAAATGGAGGAGCGGATACTAGATCGTATAAAAATAGAGCAGAGTTTAATAAAATATTTAATAATAAATAAAATATTTTTTTATTTTATAAAATTAGAGATATGAGTTTTAATAGAACTAAATATGATACTTGTAATTATAAGCAAGATTTACAAGAAAATGTAAATACATTAAGTTATGTATTAGCACCAATTAGATTTGAAAATGAAAATAAATGTAGACATCAATTAGGATTTATTGGAGGTACTAATGTATCGCATATTCAAGGTAATATCGTAGATTTAGAAAGTGAATTAAGAGGTCAAACAAGATTAATATCTAAATGCGGTACTAATTATTATATACCAACAGATGATAATATTGTCAAAAATGATAAAACCGAACCAATTGATACAACTATGA